TTGTAATATAGTTACCACTATTTTTAAAATTAGCACTAGGGTTTGATGTAAGTAAATCTAAAAACCATAATCTATTTTTAATTCTTACAATACCTAATGATACTGTAGTATCTCCACCAGGAGATTCCCAAATATGAAAAGACTGTTTACCTTCTTTAATATCAGCTGTAGTTAATCCAGTAGCTTTAAGTTGATAAAGCTCTTCAAAGTCTACACCTAATCTTCTAGATCTAGAACCATCCCTATTAAGAACAAAGTTTTGTTCATCAACAGAAGCAGACTCAGGAAATGTTAATTCATTAGCCTCAGTAACTAGTCCTTTAATAAAGGATCTAAAAGCCTTTTCACTTTTAACAGCCATTTATTCCTCTTCTTTAGAAGTAGATTTCTTTTTAGAATCGTCTTTTGAATTTGCTATATATCTAAGAACAGCTTCATCTACTAAAGATATAGACGTATATACTCCTGAAAGTTCTTCAGGTAGTTCACCACCACCTTCGTACTTAAGAATATAATGAGCTGTGCCTGGTTGTATAAAGGCTTGAAGTTCTTTAGTACCTTTACCTTTATATGATCTTACTACTTTAGAATCCATTTTAGTATCCTTGTTTTTTAGGTTTAGCCATTTTTTTTGCTGTACCCATAGGTTTTTTCTTTGCTTTTGCTGCTGCTTTTTTACCCATAGCTCCTGCTTTTTTTGCTGCTGCTGACATTGGATATTTCATTTTTTTCTTTCCTCCATATTGTTCTTTGTGAATAAAAGCTTTTGTGTTGCTAGTTGTTTGCATTATTTCTTACCATGCCTTCCATAATGTGGATAGTGAATACCATTTTTAAGTCTCCAAGCATCCTGACTCATTCTACGTTTTTGAGATACAGATACTTGTTCTGCTTTAGCATTAGGCATTTGTTTAAGAGTTGCAAAAGAAGTTGACTTAGCTTCTGCTAAAAGATAAGTAAACATCTGTACTGGTAAGTCAGGAGTAAATGTATCAGATAATGTAAAAGTTACTGAACGTTTACCATGACATTGAGTTTTACTATTCTGTAATGTAGAATCTACCACTGAGTCATGTGAATCAAATACTAAGTATTCATCATCAAAGGATGTAAAGTACTCAGGTGCTTTATCATTAATAATATTAATAGATATACCAGTAGTATCTGTAATAACAGTAACATCAGATTTAGAACTATCACGTCTATCTACCATTTCCATAAAATCTTCTGGATTAAGATATTTAATTTTTAAATACTTATCTTTAGTATCTGTAGACTTACGAGTATTATATTTAACATATTTAAGATCTATAATATTTTCAGGTAGTTTCATATGAGTAGGTCTAGCAGTTGTACCACTGCTATCTAATTGAAATAACTCATATAAAAAATCATAGTCTCTACCATCTATAATATTATAGTAAGTAGTTTTAATTATTTGTGCTACTTGTAAAGACTCTACACTATCATTAATAGAGTTGACTTCATCTGAATCCATATCAGATAATATATCTTGTGTCATTTCAAGTAGTGTCATTTTAGCCATAGTTTAATCCTAGTCTAAGAAGAGAGCTTGTAGCCCTGATTCTAATGGAGTAAAGTTAGTACCTGAAGAAGTACCATCTCCTCCTGCATACATAGATAATGTTTGATTAGCTGTAGCACTTACTAATCCTGTAGCAGATATAGTAATAATATCTGTACCATTTGTAGGTTTAGTTACATACACAGAACGAGGACTTGTTGCTCCATCTAATGCAAATTTAAAATAGTATTTAGATCCTGATGCAATAGTAGCTGTACTAAATGTCATCCAAAAAGAAATATAATAATGACCTGCATATAGTAAATCAATCTCACCATTAGTTGCATCTACTGTTAGATGATCTTCATTTCCTGAAGCTGTCCACTCACCTGTTGGATTAAGTTTAGTATATGCTGAAGCAGCAGCTAATGTATGTGCTGTAGCTCCACCTGTAATATATAATTCAGCGTGAGCTTTTCCTGGTGCATATTTCCAGTCACCTGATGAAGCTCCGTCTGATACATAAACTTTACCTGCAGTAGCTGCAGCTATACCCTTAGGTTCATGTATGTCTGGATCTGTAATTGCGTTGTGTTGTACTGTCATTTGTTTATCCTAAATAAAATAGGAGGGGACCTAAGTCCCCATACCTATTAGTCTTTGTCGTATACGTATTCAACTACGATACGAGCTTTACCTGCTGTGAGGTCATCAACAGATGGAGTAACAACTAGTTCTCCATTGTTAGCACCAATTGATTTACCAATTAATGCACCTGCACCTGTAACTACGTTACCTTCAGTTCCAATAGCAGTTTGTGTAGCTTCATCAGCTTCGATCAAACCATCATTGTCAATTTCAGTACCATTAGCTTGCTGTAAACCAACAGTTAGGTCAGTTGTTGTAGATGTAGATGTGAATGCAGCATCAACATATAATGTTGCTGATACAATCGAAGCACCTGCAGGAATAACAAAACCTAAACCATCTGTTGCAGCATCAGGTAGATCGTCATATGAGAATTCCCATTGAGCTCTTTTAACGATACCAGTGCCTTTAGAAGCAGCACCGTATTTACCATTAGTCTCTCTAGGACCATAGTGGTTTAGTACACCTAAACCTGTATTACTTTCGTAACCCATAATAGTCTCCTTAGTAATTAGATGGATGAGTTAAAATTACACCCAATGTGTCAACACGTTGAGCACCTAGACCGAAGCGTGAAGTAACTTGGAACTTGTCTGCACGTTCTTCATTGTCTCTCCATCCTTCTGTTTGTGGAGCACGTCTCCATGCATGCATAATTGGCTTACATGTATCGTCAGCCACACACATAAAGATGTTTGCTTTGTCACCAACAGCAGCAGTTTCTGATGTTAAGCCGTAGCCTGATGCATCAATTGCTTCTGCAGCAGTTAGTGATGGTAAGAAGTTAGAAGTGTATACATCGAAACCAAAGATGTTTCTTACGAATTTGTGGTCACGAGCAAAACCTTCTGTTACCATACCTTCAAACATTGGGTTGTTAGATACGTTAACTAAGTTTTGTAAGCTATTTAGTGTAGCTTCAACAACTGGATCAACGATAGCAATACGACCACCTGCAGGTACGTTAGCTTTATCAAATGCTAATTTCATAGAAATGAAGTCATTTAATGTAAGTGTACGTGCATTAGAAGCAGCAGAGCCTACCCATCTGTGAGGACGACCATTAACTAAGTTAAGGTTAGCACCAGTTTGAGCAGCGTTAGCAACGCTTAAGAATTTTGTTTCATGGTTTTCACCAAGAGCACGTGTAGATTCTTGAGCTCTCATCGCCATTAATGTGTCGATTTGAGAACCATCTTCACGTAGGTCATCAGTAACTTTCCATGCATCACCAACATAATCAGTGATAGAAAGATTGATAGTACCTGTGTCAATAGGTGAGAACACTAAAGGTGTATCTTCAGCAGCATCTTGAATTGTTACAGAACCAACTGTCTTGATGTTTAAAGTTGTACCTGAACCGAAGTCAGAAACGTCTCTATACATACCTTCTGGTAACAGATAGTCATGTAAGTTTTCAAGGATAAACTGTGAATACTGTTGCGATTCAATGAACGCATTTGTATTTGTAGTATTTTGAGCCATTATAAGCCCTCCTTAAATTAAGATTATTGTTTAACTTTCTCGCCTGCTGCTCTCCATGCAGCAACTAAGTCTTTAGTTTTAGCACCTCTTGGAACCCTTGCAGATATCTCTTGTGGAGTTTTATTCTGCGCTAAAGCTTCTGTATTTACAGATCCAGAGGATTTGGATACATTAGTTTTAACATTAGGTTCTAAATCAGCTAACCTTAACACTAAGTTAGGAGATGTAGCTGCGAGCTCATTTAGTTTCTGTGGAGTAAGATTCAAATCTTTAGCTAAACTATTATAAACAGATTCTGCATTGGATCCATATTTCTCAGAAAACTTAGAAGCTACCTGAGAAGCATTTGCTTGAGCAGTTTTTTTCTGTTCGTTTTGCTTAAGAGTATTATTAACTAACTCCATCACAGTATCTTGGTTCAGTCCAACCTCCTGAGTGGTATTCTCTACAGGTTGTACTCCAGACTTTAATTCATCAAGAAGTTCTTGTGTAGTACGTCTATTATTTAATTCTTCATTCAATTGAGCCATCTCTGCCTCTAGGGTTTTGATATGCTCTTGAGCATGAGGTACAGATCTTAAAGCTTCCTCTGCACTAGAATACTTCTTACCTTCACCTACCAGGTCTTGAGCTTCTGTCGGAATCTCAAATGGTTTAGCTTGGGTATCTTGTTGTTGAGCCTCTTGGGTAGTTGGTTCAACAGATTCTTGTGTTACGTTTTGTTCTTCACTCATTATTTTTCTCCTTGGTCAGGAATAAGATTATATAGTTTAGAGAAAGCTTTCTGAATACCTAACTGATAAGCTTGGTATTCAGACCAAGCAGGTTTATCAAACGTAGTCTCATCTATTACCTTTCGTTGAGATAAACTTATTTGTTCTTCTAAATAAGTTCTTATTTCTTTGAATGCTTCAGCCTTTGAGATTCTTTTGCCTTTATCTGATTTCAAATCCATATAAATATTATACCATAAATTATCGATCCTGTCAAGCTATTCAGGCATGGATTCTTCCATAGTCTGTAGATCTTGATCTAAAGATCTCTCTTCCATACTAGGTTGACCTGCTTGTGCTTGCAAATCTTGTTGAATTTGCATCTTAAGTTGCTCTTGTTCAGCACCTTCAAAGAGTGCAGCATTGTCTTTAATGAAATCAAACTTCTCAAAGCCCATATACTCTTCAACCATATTTGCAAGTTTCTTAGCAGAGATATGAGGAGCAATATATTGTCCAATAGGACTATTAAATACACCTAACATATTCTGCATTAACTGTGCTCTCGCAGCATAATGTCTAGCACCAATAGGTCTAAGCTTACCACGAGCAGTTAAATCTTCTTTAGTTACTGATAAGAAATCAGCAACACCAAAGTCATCATCCATAACCTTAGCTAATTCAGGTAAGTCTAAGTTACGTTTAGCTGACTCTAACATAGCATTTAAAACAGGTTCTAAAAACTCAGTTTCAAATTGATTAATTTTATTTTGGAAAATTCTAGAAGCTGCATTTTGTAATTGTTGAACTTCAAATGCTGTTTTTTCACCTGGACTTCTAAAGCCCATAGCTTCTTTAGGAGCTCCTGCCATTTCTTCCATTACGTTTAGTATAGCTGCTATTTCATTATTAACTTGGAAAGCAGCTGCATTAGGAGCCATAGCTTGAACATCACCATCTTCAGGAATATGAATTGTTTCTTCAGGACCCCATGTAAATGGCTCTACGTCTCCTACCACTTTAAGTGGTGGATGTATAGTAAGATCTAAAGCATCAGCTTTAAGATTCTCTAAGTGATCAATACGATACTGTAAGCCTACTAAGTTATCTAGTGGACCCATAGCATATAAGTTATCAGGACGTTTTCTCCAACCTACATGATGTTTACTATCACGAGCTAAGTAAGACGGATTATCAATAACTCTAGCTATATAACTTCTATCAATAACTGTTATAATTTTATTCTTATGTAGTTTCTTTTCTACTGTGTCATAGAAATCACCTTCAAACTCTAGTATTTCTATATAACCTGATTGATAGTATTCTTGTAAAGAACCAAACCCATCTATATGATAAGCTTCTGCTTTGTTTACATCTTCTTGTCTAAATGATGATATACTCTTACGAACTTCCATCGCTTTTTGTACAGCATTTTCATCATAGTTAAGATCGTGTCTATATTTAAGGTCTTTTTGTAATTCACCTACTGTCTTTACATAACGAGTAAACTTAGGTGATTCTGCAAAAGAAACAGCAGTAGGATTAAATATAATATCAAAAGGT